ATTCAGATTTCCGGAAAATACTGTTCCCGTTTCCATGCACTGTTGCAGAAAAGAATGCCCTCATCGTCCGTGGCGGTTCTGCTTTTGGAGAATCTTCTTTCGGCTTATCCTCTGAAAGATTCAGGGAAATCTGCTTGCATGAATCGTCCTCGACCTTTTCAATATCGATGTGCAGTTCCCGGATGAACTGTCCCGACTGATACAGTCTGTAGTTCTCAGCAGCAATACTGTCATCCCATTCAAAAAGGTCATGTGTCGGTGAATCTTCTGGTCTTGATGCTTCAAGGAATGTCTCCTTTGTTACGCTCCCCTGTTCCTTTTCAATCTGTTCCATTACGGATCCGGCTGTTTCTGCTGATACCTTGTAATTCATGACATTCCATCTGTAATGCTTTTTCGTTTTGTAAACTATCTTCTCCACGCTCCTTCCTTCATTAGATTTTTCATCTCTCGATGTCCCCGTCCATGCCTTACCTGAACACACCTTGCCTTACCAAGCCTTGACTAGCCTTACCACGCCTGCCATAGCTGACCAGACCCTGACTTACCAGCCCCCACACAGCCCCCCCATCCCCCGCCTGCCAAAACCTACCGCCCCTGACCGTGCCTGGACCGACCAAGCCGCACCTGACCGCACCGTGCCGAACCTCGCCTGCCATAACCGGCCTTACCATGCCTCACCGAACCCAACCAAGCCCCACCCTACCAGACCAAACCTCGCCTGCCAAACCGCGCCAGACCTCACCTTGCCTTTACACGCCCAACCCCGTCACATCTTATATGGTCAGCAGACCTCTACATGAAATCTGCCGTATTCACCGTCTTTCTCAGGTCTCCATTCACCGATCCCGACAGAATAACCACCGGCATTGATGCAGTTGATGATGTCCTCAAGGGAAATGTCACCGTTCTCGTTGTATTCCAGTGTCAAATCCATATGCCAGCTATCAAACTGACCACGATATCTGATATCTGCCTTGCCCAGATTGATCCTCACCATGTCTTCACGCATCACCGGCGGCTCATCCGAGATGATTTCAGCAAGTCCGTTAGACTCAGAACGAAGGAAATATGCTCCTCTCAGTCCCATCTGATTCCGAACCCACCCATTCCGGTATGCAGCTGAATTAGCCGCTTTCTTGATCGCTACGACCGGGAATCCGAACCTTGCACCATTCTGAAGGGCTTCTTCATATTTTTCTTCAAGTTCATCAGCCGTCTTGGCTTCCGGTCTCTCAGTGATCCAGTACATGCTGTTCACGAAGTCTTCGAAGGGATTTTTTGCATCCTTCTTCTTCGACTTGGATTTCGTCTGCATCTGGGCTTCAAGCATTTCACGCTTTGCCTTTTCCGACCATGCATGGATGATGAGGGGAGAATCTCCCACGATACGGATCTTTGCGATGCTCCTCTTCAGAGGTCTGATTTCGATAGTTTCTTCTGTTTTCGTTGTCTTTACTGCTGTTGCCATGAGATCTCTCCTTTTTATAATTGGAAATTGTTTTAATGAACTTCCAGTGCCTTGCCGTCAACCGCTCTCAGAAGAATCAGCTGACCGTCAAAATCGATACGATCCGTAGTGTTGGATGTGAGCGCTTCTGCGTTATCCAGGAATACCGGGTATCTTTCGCCGTAGAATCTCTGGAGGCCATCGATGATGTCCAGTTTTGCAAGAAGCTGTCTGCCGGTATTGCAGGCATCCGTAAAAGCATGACCGTCAATCATCGGTTCGCAGACATCTGTAATGACTTCGCCGTTTGCCTGATAGTCGAAGAGTTTCCACTGAACAAGCTTGAAATGGCTGTTGATGGAATCCGCAAGCTGACGGTTCTTCAGCATTTCCAGATCCTTAATCTGGTCAAGAATCTTCTCGGAATCGGCTTTTGCCTGTTCATATTCGATCCGCTGTTTCTGAAGACCGGCAATCTTCTCATCGATTCTGTCGTTATTTTCGACAGATGCGAGTTTTGAGTTGAAGTCTCTCCGGTTCTCCATCAGCTGATGTCTGAACTGTCCGCTGTCAGAGATTTCTGTCCAGATCTTCTCGATATCATGATTGAGTTTCTCGATCTCTGCGGTGATTTCAGGAGTGCTGAAGGTATCCGTATTGATTTCCTGACGGACTCTCAGGTACTCGACATCGACCTGTCTTGCCTTTTCTTCAAGTCCGGCAATACGCTCCTGCACCTCAGAGACCTGCTTCTTTGCTTCTTCAATTTCGGACATAACCTTTGTATGAAGAGTCTTGTTCCGGTTGAAGGTATCCGTAAGGGACTTCATGCGCTCCGCATTGTCCGATTCAAACTTTTTCCTGATCGATTCGACCTTGGATGCTGCGTACTTCCGCTTACAGGTCGGGCATACTGCCTTGCTCTCATCGAACTTCAGAGCCTTGACCTGCTTATACTCAGCAGATGCCGTATTCGCCGCATGTGCGTAATCATTCGCTTCACGACCGGACCGTTCAATGAGATGGTTCAGGTCAGTCAGCCGGGAACGTTCTTCATTCAGTTCAGTCCTCAGTTCAGACCTCTTGGTCTCAAATGCTGTCAGGTCTGACATCCTGCCGAAGAGATGTTCTTCCTTCAGCTTTGAGGCCTTGTCCTTTAAGGCTTCAATTTCCTTCCTGAGACCTTCGACCTTTTCAGCACGTTCATCGTTCGCCTTGTCGATGTTGGCAATCGCCGCATCGTTCTTTTCCTTCAGTTCATCGACTGCATCCTTATCGACATCGACCTTTGCAGATTCCAGACCGCCGATTCTTGCATCGAGGATCTCGCCGTCCTTGCCGTATTCTTCACGGATTTTCCGTCTGGTAGCCATCTGCATAGCCCGGATTTCCTCGACCGTATATCCGTCAGAAAGAAGTCCGAACAGTTCAGGCATCGTCTTCTTATGCTTCTTGGCAACGTCCAGATCCGTAACGTTGTCAGCCATGCTGAAGAGGATATCTCTCATCTTCGTGCGCTGTTTCTTATCGGACATCCCGGAGAGGAAGGAATCAGGATGACTCAGTGACATGAAATGATCCTTGTTGAATCCAAGATCCTCAAGGTATGCGAACGCATCCCTGTTCGACTTCGGCACACTGTTGACAGTGTACGTATTAGTCGTAGTGACCTTGACCTTGCCTGCAGCGTCCGGTTTTGAAGTCTTCTGTTTCTGTGTCTTATTGAACGTGATGTCCTTGCCATCCGCAGTGAAGACCAGTTCTACAGATGTCAGTACTCCGTCATCAGCACCTTCCGGTCTGATATCAGGTTTGGAATGCCCTTTGTAATCCGAATCATTCATCACCCAGAGCCATGCATCCGCAATCGTGGTCTTACCGGATCCGTTCTCGCCGTCAATACGGGTCACACCTTCCGTAAAATCAATGGACGCTTCCTTGCATCCCTTGAAATTCTCAATCACCATGCTCTTAATCTTCATCTGATCTCTCCTTTCATATTGCTCCTGCCCAAATCTCGATTCCTGCCACATAGCAGACGAGCGGTACTGTTACAAGCCCCCAGATGGAACCGACTGTTATCATCTTGAAGACGCTGAATGCTATCCCCATTACTGCAAGCAGCATCGTTAACCCGATGAAGTAAAATCCCAGGATTCGTCCAATTGACGTACCTTTATGTCTCCCCTTCATAATTGCTCCCCTTACACACTCTTCACGAAGAGTCTCATGAATCCGTCACACAGTTCCGACCTGACCATCTTCATGTCATAGATCGGAGATTCGTCTGGCTCCTCGTTCAAATTCTCGGATAACACATTTCCTGTCACCGAATCCAACACCACTATCTTCATATCCATCATTTATTCCCAGTTCCCTTTCTGATTCGACCGCATCGAACTTCAGCAAATCACCATCTCCGCTCTGTATAAGCTTCCGGTGTGTCGCATAATCCATCAGACATACAGTTCGGACTGCTACGGATCTCCCTTCCCCAAAGAGCGTCAGCTTTCCGTATCTCTCAGGAATGTATTTACGCATTTCCTTCATCAGAATCCTGATATGCTTCACGGAACATCCGAACTCCTCTGCTGCATCTTCTGCGGTCAGATATGCTCTCATAACCCGAAACGGAGCAGATCTCTCTCGACTTCCTGCAAGTCCTTGATGACCTTCTCGACAGATTCTCTGTCCGTCCCCAGTTCAATAAGTCCCCTGACGAATCCGATTGCCCCGGCGGCTTCTTCGCCGTCAATGACTCCCCACTTCATCATCAGTTCCTTTATCTTCCTTTTTCTCTCTTCCATGATCATTCCTCATCATCGAGTTCATTGAGTGCCGTAATCTCGTTCTGAAGCCCGATGGGCGGCTCATAGTTTGCGACTACCATGAAGGCACCCTTCAGGTATTTCCGCTTCAGCTTCTTATAGGAAAGCTGACATCCCTTCTCATTGATCAGGCCGTATGCTCTCTTGACTTCATAATAAATATCCCGGAATACGTTCCTTCTGAGTGTCGTGTCCGCATAAGCGTTCGACTTGCGACCACCAAGAACAGCAACACCCTTGCTCTTGACCTTCTTGGAAAGTTCATCAGCTTCAGGCGGCAGGAGCGGATACTCCTCTTCGACATCACGTTTGAATCTGCCGATACCATCGAGTTTCAATTTTGTCTCCTTGTTGAAGGCTTCCTGCTCTTCAAGTTTGCCGACGATGTACCGAAGCATCTTGCTCGTGTCAGCATTTGAGAGAAGCTGATTCTTCTCAAGCTTCGTAATAAGTTCGTTACTCATCCATAGCCCCCTGTATGTTCTGCCTTAATGTATTTGCCCATGCGTAAACCGCATTGACTGCCTTGATGTAGCCTGCCCGTTCCTGCTCTGGAAGTTCCTGCAAGTGATCCGATATCCAGACCAATCCACCGTATTCGGAAATGAACCGTCCGCATCCAGTCATGAAGAACGCAGCATTCTCAATCAGTTTCTGGTTGAAGTTCGCTTGCTGAGTCTGTTCTTTTGCGGCTTTGAGTTCTTCCTGAAGTTCAAGCATTTCCCTCTGCTTGTCAGCGTTCTTCTGCCGCTCTCGTTCATAATCAGCCTTGAAACCCCTAGCACTCTGTTCTGCCTGTCTCAGTTTCCTGAGAGTTTCCTTCGATTCGACCTCGACAATCTTCTCGACTACTTCCGGCTCCTGTTCGGAAAGTTCCTTCACTCTGCGCTTGTAAAATTCAAGTTCGTGCTTGGAGACTCTGCCCTCGGTTCCGATAATGCTTTCTGCAATGGCCTTTTGCTCATGTTCCGGCAGTTTGGCAAGGATTGCGGAAGCATTTGTGGCTGAGACTCTTCCTTCCTCGACTGCTGTCTGAAGTTCCGGGATAAGGTCGAGAAGCTTTTTGTATCTGCCTAGCTGTTTCTGAGACATCTTCAGCTGTTCAGCTAAATCAGACTGAGTTTTGTCATGGACATTATGTCCATCACCAATTTTGTTATTGCCTTTTTCATTGGCAGAACCCTGTCTGATTCCTGATATCCTCTCAAGTTCTGCGATGCATCGTGCTGTCTTGATCGGATTTACATTCCCGATCCCTCTCTGCATAAGGTTCGTCTCAATCAGGTTTTTTATCAGCTCGTCCTCATCTTCGTAGTGCCTGACCTCAACCGCTATCTTCATCAATCCAAGTGCTTTTGCGGCTCTTACTCTCTGATGACCTGAAACAATCACCAGATCCTGAGATACGATGATCGGTTCAATGATTCCGCTCGACTTGACCGACTCCAGAAAATCCATCCATTTCTGACCATCCATGTCATCGAAAAACTCATTGTTTCTCGGATGCGGATGGAGATTATTCGGATTCATAAGTTCCATAATGTTTACTCCTGTTTACTTAAAGTCGACCCATCAGGCAAAAAAATATCATTCGGAGAGAATCCGGTGACTTCGCAGAACGCCAGAAAATGCTCTGCTTTCATCTTGGATCGTCCGCTTTCATATGCCGCATAGGTTTGGCGTGTGATATGAAGAACACTTGCCATCTCTTCCTGTGTCATATTCGCATTAACTCTCGCCGCCGCCATTGATATCTGTGACATTCGTCCACCCCCTTCCGTGTTTACTTTAAGTCGACTTCCTCGCCGATGTCCCAATGATAGTACACTTAAAGTCAACTGTCAATAACATTTTTCTAATTTTTTAAACTTTTTTCGTTTACTTGTGTTATGATGTGTTTAAGGAAATCCACGTGAAAGAAACGAGGTGTTTACGATGAAGGATATTGATACGGATAAGACCGCAAAAACAATAGGCCGTAACATAACGAACCTATTGATAGAATATGATAAAACTCAGCAGGAACTAGCTGACGTTCTCGGAGTGAGCAAGTCTACTGTGTCGACATGGGTAAACGGGAAGCGCATCCCACGCATGGACAAGATAGATAAGATGTGCAAATTCTTCGGAGTGCAACGATCTGCGATTCTTGCAGACACAAGTCTTGCGGATCATTACTTGAACAAGGCGTTCCAAGATACCGTAAACGCATACCCTCATGCTCCAATGGCAGGAATGAGTGATGATGAGTTTAAAAGAAGAGTGTGGAAGATTATGGATGAACGGCAATACTACGAGGACGAGACCGTCCAGATGGTCACGGAGCGTCTCCGAACGAACCCTGAGTATTCCGTCATGTTTAAAGCTGCATCAAATGTTAAGCCGGAGGATTTAGAATTTGTCACCAAGTTTATCGAAAAGTTTTCAGATTAGGATCTATTGCTTACCGATGCCGGGAAGGATCCAGTCATACGTTGTCAGGAAAGATGACTGGTACACAGTCATCATCAACGAGTCCCTGTCACCTGATGCCCGGATGAAAGCATACCGTCACGAACTGGATCACATCGAACAGGGAGACTTCGACAGTGATGAAAGTACAGGCCTGATAGAAATCAGAGCGCACGAAAAAGACAGAAAGGAGAGGTGAAACGTGTCATATGAAGATGAATTGAACATACGGAAGATATTTGCTGAGAATCTTCGCATGTTGATGGCTGAGAACGAAAAGACTCCTGCCGATATCAATAAAGAACTGGAAGTAGCGTTCTCCACGATTTCCAACTGGACGAATGGTCAGAAGATCCCACGAATGGGGACAATGGAACGACTGTGCCAATATCTGAATTGTGATAAGTCGGATCTGTTGCAGTCCCATGACGAGACATATTATCGGAACCGTGAAGTAACGAAGCTTGCGAAGAAGGTATCCAGTAACGAGGAACTCCGTAAATTGCTCGATGTACAGAGCGACCTTCCGAAGGAAGATTTGAAGGTACTGTATGAACTTGCAGTCAGATTGAAAGAGAAAGGAGAAGTGATGACCTGATGTATTCTCAAAAACTGAAGAATGGTAAAGTGAGGTTCTTTGAGTCTGCCAAGAACCCTCTGTCGGGCGAAGTAAAGACATTTTCCATCACGATGGACAAGGAGACCAACGCTACCAGAAAAGCCGCCGAAAAAGCCTTACACGAGCGCATACGGCAGTATATGGTATCGAAGTCTACGGTTCCGAATAAGTCACTGACAGTCGGGGAATTGGTAAAGACATTCAATGAGAGCAGGAAGAAAGACCCGGCAGTAAAGGGATCGACAGCAAAGGCATCTGAATCTGCTTCTAAAGCCGTAGAAAAGCTTCTGGGCGAAAATACGCTCGTATCCGCACTGTCGGCAGGCTACATCAAAAAGCAGCTTATAAACGCCAATGAAGAGCCTGTGAGGATGAATGGAAGACTAAAGACCATCAAGACGATACTCAACTGGGGATACCATAACGACTTGGTCGATGATGTCTCGTACCTTGACAAGCTGAAGAAATGGAAAGAGCCGAAATCATACACGAAGAGGATTGAAGATTATTACCTTGAACGAGACGAACTTTCCGCATTGATTGACGGGATCGACAGCGTATCGTACAGACTGATCATTAAGTTCCTTGCCCTGTCAGGCTTACGGATCGGAGAGTTCATAGCTTTAAGACGGCAGGACGTAGACTTCAAGAACAGGACGATAAGCGTCAGACAGACGATGCAGGCCAATACAAGAATCGTAGACCTTCCGAAAAACGAATCATCTTATCGGACATTCCACATGCAGGACGAACTGTATGAAGTGGCAGTACAGATGTTCCGACACTCCGCAGTCACATGTCATATTTTCAACATCCATTCCGACATTTTCTTTCCTGCTCCTGACGGCGGTTATCTCAAGCACCGGACCGTGGAGAAATACATTTCCGAGAACGGAGAGCGCATCCTGCATAGAAGGGTAACTCCTCATATGCTCCGTCATACTTACGTCTCCCTGACCGTAGAAGAATCAGTCCTTTCTGGTATTCCTATCACGCTTGACGATATCGCAGAACGTCTCGGACACTCTTCTTCCGTAATCACAAAGAGGATTTATTTTCATAAGACCGACAAGACAAAGAAGGTCGTGGATGAGCGGATGGATAAGATCAAAATCTTCAGCTGAAACCAAAACCTACTTTTGACCTACTTTTGCCCTTTTTCGGGCATAAAAAAAGCCTTAAGATTGGCTTAAAACCTCACTTAAGGCGCAAAAAGTACAGTAGCCGGTAGGGGAATTACATAACTGTCCTTATACGACCTTATGTAGCCCTATCGGCACCTTTATGGGCTTATAAGTGACCTTATATGTCCTTATACGGCCCTGAAAAACCTACTAAAAACCTACGCGGTAGGTTCATTCTATGATAATTATGATAGATTCATCCTGAATCAGATGTTCCTTTATCATACGGACACAAGCTTCATGTCTTGACCAATATTTCTGGCTTCCCACTCCATTATTGGAATACCTGGGATTGTCCTGATCCTGTCTGAGTGCTTCCATGATGCTTTCCAGTGAATAATCTCCACCACATCTGTTGAATATTCTCTTTGTCGGATTCAGCCCACCAAGATGCTCAATCTCAGCCCACATAGCAAGTGCATGAATATCATCTGATGGAATTCCGTACTCAAAAGCATGATGTTCGTAAAGGGCAAGTCTCACATCTGCGAAGTATTCATTCTGACATTCGATTCCTTCCTCAGAGGATATGATTTTACTGATATCGGATATCTGATTATCGTTCGGGCAGAAATGGATGCCGTACCAGTCAATCTGTAAGGTCTGTTCAAGCCCGGAGTTATCATACATACGGAATACTGACGGATACCTTTGCAGGATTAAGCGGAGCAAATCTCGACCTTCATTGGAGCCACCGCCGAACTGATATGCTCCCAGTGTGACCGTATGTTCAATATCGGAATTTGTGTACGGCATGGTCACATCATCCCATCTGCCGTGTCCGTATATCTGTCCACCTGATTCCACCGCCGAAATCATTTTTGCAATTACTGTTTTATTCATGACTGTTCTTTCGTCTTCATTTCAAGGGAGTTGATTCTTGTGTTCATGCCTTGCATAATGCTCCACATATGAGGAATCATACCGATTGTGTTAATGCTAAGATAGCCATCCTTTCCCTCAACAACAAGTTCAGGATATACCTTCTGAAGTTCCTGCGCAATAAAACCTGCTTCAACATGACCACTTCCGTCTTTCCAATCGAATTCATAGATATTCAATTTTTCCAGTGAATCAATTTTTGATTCAATCTTAGTGACGTTATCTTTGAGCCTTATATCTGACTGATTTATGATAAAATTATTCCGCATATCAACATCACACCCGAAATACGCACGATTTAAGTCCATTCCGAAAAGAAAACTTTTATTTTTCCCGAACCAAATGCCATGACCATCTATGTTGTTAAACTTCAATCCAATACATGTTGAATTTGAACCCGGAAGCGTGAAACTTCCCAACATTTCTATAGATGTTTCAAAATGGTTGTAAAATTCCGCAAACCGTGTTCCATATATAGCACAGTCTTTAATTCGAACCCATTTTTGGCCATAGCTACCGTTCCATGTATGCGGAGTTTCAAACACTCCGTTAACAGTACATGTCTTACATGTCAGATTACCGTTTGTTTCAAGAACAAAATTACCGTCTCCAAGATTTATCGAACCCTTGGTTATACTTAATTTACCAGTAGACAAGTCGAATACCGTATTAGCGTTCGTGTCCTGAATCTTACCTGTCGTGATATTGGATCCGTTAATCACAGTCTGTCCTTCGGTCTTAAGATTCGTAGCTGTGATATATCCTGTCAGGTTAAGTTTCGATGCATTGATTGTGATGCTCTCGGAAGACTGGTTAATTGCGGAAATGACTCCGTTCTTGGCAACTCGTGTAGAAATCTGCGTAGCATTCTGTGTAATAGAAGATTCCGCAGAGTCCATCCTTGTTTTCAGGCCATTGATGGAAGAACTATTCGCATTGACGGTATTGGATAATGTAGAAACTCGTGTGGATATCTCATTTGCATTCTGAGTGATGGAAGATTCAGCACTCGTCATCCGTGTATTCAGTGTGGCTATTGAATCATCGGCACTCTTCTTATTTGCATTGACCGTATTCGTAAGATTTGTGACCCTCGTAGAAATCTCGTTCGCATTCTGAGTGATGGAAGATTCAGCCTTGGAGACTCGTGTATCCAGATTCGTTATCGATGTTTGTGCGGAATCTACTTTATCAGAAAGTCCGATCCATGCATTGGAACTCGTTACGGTACTCGTAATTGCGGAATCCGTAATCTTCAATTCAGCATTCGTCAGTCTTGTATCGATAGCTAAGATATCCGCTTCAGCATCCAGAGGAGACGGAGACCATGCTGTTGCTTTCTCACCCTCTTCAAGTTTGAACATCTTGTATTCCATCGAATACTTTCCGTATGCGAAAAACCGTATTCCGAAGAGTGTTTCATCCGATATGACAAAGCCTGACCAAGCAGGTTCTGACAAAGAGCCTGACCATTCGAACGTATAAGAGAACTTCTTCCATTCCGTACTTATCTGGTATGTATTGAAATTTTTCGTTTGTATGGAATAAGAATAAGAGGACTCGTTCTTATTAGCGAGAACAAAACCAATCCGTATTCCTGCAACGCTGTCTTTATTGATATCTTCCGCAGAATCGGAACGTACCATGAAGGATAAAGTCAGAGTCTTATCCTTGGCATTGTCATAGAAATTCAGATACGGTGCAGGCTGAACATAGACTGTCAGATTGGAACTGTAGGCATTTCTCTTGAAAACCGAGAACCCATCAGCATTTTCTTCTACGGAACAATATGATGCGGAAGACTTGTAGGCATCCTTAAGCGTTCTTGTATTACGGAGAAGGTTCGTTGCTCCGATCGCAAGTGAATCAAACTGTGTCTTCGTGGCATATGTAGCAGAGACGGAAGCTGTGATATCGGATGTGGTCTGAGCAAGCTTTGATGTAAGCTGTTCAGTCGTGGCATACAGTGTAAGGCTGTCATCCGTATACTCTTTAGCATCGTTCAGAGCCGCATTGGCAATCGTTCGTGCCTGACTTACGGCATTATCAACAGCAGTATTTACGGCAGAATTCATTGCCGTATCTGCATAATCTTCAAGGTCTTCCTTCGCAGAATTGAGCGCAGTATTCGTAGCATATGTATTAGCAACGCTCTGATTGATTGCATTTGCGGACTGTGTAATCGCCGCATTGACTTCGGATGTCGTGGAGTAATCCTGAAGGACAGAGTCCGTATATTCCTTACTGTCTGTTCCTACACCATCTGCATATGTCTTAAGACTGGATGTAAGATTAGTCGCAGTCTGATTAAGGGATGTCGTAGTCGCATAGGTCTTGGACACCGTACTTGACAGTCCATCTACGGAAGCTTTGATCGCCGCATTCATCGCAGTTGTCGTGGAGTAATTGCTGTTCAGATTCTGCGATACATTGGAAATATCAGCAGACAGTCCGTTGATCGATGCTGAATACTGCGCAAGACTGGTATCGACACTGTCGAATCTTCCGTCAATCGCATTGAAGCGTGTTACCGTATCTGCAAACTGAAGGTCAAGACTGTCGATATCCAATTCTGCCTGTGCTAATCGACTGTACATCGTAGCGGAAGAATCCGTCAGCTCCTGCATCTCAGTTTCTGTCATAAGCACAGCAATCTTGCCATTGATGGCTTCTATTTTTGTGTCCTGCGTTTTAAATTCCTTTGAAATAGCTGCAGGCTGATAGATATTTACTTCCTGTTCTATGTACATGTTCTTACTCCCATATCATAAAACAAAATGGTTTATAGTTACTAAATAGCGCAATGATACGATACAGACCATTAGAATCATACGCATTCGTAAACGGAGATGATTTAAACACTTTCGTTAATCCGGGACTGTACTCGTGCGCATCTGCCGCAATTGCTAAAACACTCGTGAATTGCCCAGTGAATAGTGCGTTCAGGTTAGAAGTCTTTTATAACGGACCGGGGAGCGGCAGTTCTACCTACGGTTTCCAAACCATTCACACTATTAACGGCGATTCATTCTATAAGAGACGTTTCAGAAAGACCGCTGACACGGCAGGATTTCTGTTTTACGATTGGACAGTCTTCACTGCAAGCCCTGTCGCATAAATAGCGCATTATCGCAAATATACAGTCCTTCAGCGATTCCTGTTCCGTCAGGAAGTTCGATAACGCTAGTTTTCGATGGGGATTCTGCACATCGATTTGGTGCGTTTATTTCGATTTATGGAACTAGCAGTGATGTACAGGCTCTTTGGGTAATCCAAGGTGGTGGAACCGGCAGTTCAAAATACAGACTTGCGAATCTTATCAGTGGAACTCGTTCTAGTGTCGAAATTGATAATACGAGTGTCACAATCACAAACAATTCGACTGGGAATATGTATGTAAGAATACATTTCTTGTATGGGAAAAATTCCTACTACTCAATTAGTTGAATGACAATTTAATTACCGATAATCCATCCTAAATTCGTCCTGATTTCCGTACAATTCCATTTTCCACAACAAAAAAGCCGGATTCATTCAGCCGGACAAAACTCACCATATTCCTTCACCTAATCAGGCAGACATGCACCGATTGTAATCTGATTTTACCTTATCTTTATTCACAGAGACGTAAATCAATGTCGTATCCAATTTCTCATGTCCTAGCAGTTCCTTGACCTCTTCTATCGGCATACCTTTCCGTAGAAGATTCGTAGCCAATGTTCTTCTGAACTTATGCGGATGTGCATGACAGCCACAACAAAGTCCTGTCTTACGGATCATGGCCTGTACTCCTGCCGTTGTCAGTCTCTTATTCGGTTTCCGTTTGGAAACGAACAATGCTTCATTATCATCTTTCCTCTGATACAGATATGCGCTGAGATACATACAAGCGACCGGAGATAGCTGAACCTCACGTTCCTTCTGACCTTTTCCGTAAACAACCGCCGTTCTTGAATCCAAATCCACATCATCGACATTCAAAGCACATAACTCCGAAACACGTACTCCTGATGTGTATAACACTTCGATGATAGACAAGTCTCGGATGTTCTTATCGCATTGTCTCCGTAGCTTCTCCAGTTCCTCATCTGTATACGGCTTCCTCAGCTTCTTCGGGCATTTGATAGGTTCAATTCCTTCTGACGGATTCTTAGAGATGATGCCTTTCTTATGTAACCATGTGAAGAAGCTACTTATAATAAGGCGTATCCCATCAAGATAGACGTTCGATACATTCCTGATTCTTTTATATGCATCAAGGAATCCGTTCAAGTCTCCTTCCGTAATATCGGATACATTCTTATTGATATATCCCAATACACGTTTCAGATGGTAATTGTACTGTTTGATCGTCTTATCGGACTTCCCAGACCCTTTCTTCCGTGTCAGGAACATCTCCAGTTCCTTACGCCAAGATGTTTCAATGCATCTGATTTCTGTTGACTTCTCTTGGATGTCGTACTTATTGAGGACGATATAGAGGGCTGTCTGCACCTTCTTAATCTGCTGCATGTCGAAATCCAAAATCCGTTCCGTAACCTGAGTAATGATGTCTTCTATCATATAATAATCCCCCTTCGCACATATTATACGCACGAAAGGGGACTCTGCTCTACATGATTAAATTGTCATTCAGGATTCTACTTTGACTCCCTCAAGATAGAACCAACTGCCGTATGACCAATTTCCTGAGCCATCTGTCCTTATCCATCTTCGGAATATTCTAGTCGGAGCATTATATGCAACGATTTCTTGATAAGCGTAAATATACTTGCCGTTGGAAGGTCTATCTTTGAAGTCGAGGACATCTAAGCGGAAAGCGTAGGAAGCAGGACAATTAACCAAGCTTTGGATGTTTGTGTTTGACCCCCTATAGTATGACCCAGGTTCCGTGAAATCGTTTATATCCGAATTATCCGGGATAGTTTTTGACGGATTACAGGCAAAAGGCATCATTGCGCTATTTATACATGCAGATACCACCCTGCCATACTAAAGGTATCACCTTCTGACAAGCCATCTAATGGAGCAAGCCGTACATTTCGTGAGGTATTTACATAAGCGTATAGTTTTTTCGCAGGTGCTGAGACACATGACGTTTGAAATTGTGAAGCCCATACAGGTGCTTTAGGTCCGAAAGACCCTATAACATTTTTAAAAGACGTTGATGCAGAAATAGTCTCCGTTACTCTCACCTTTACATCGACATAATACAGCGAACCAAGGCTCATGATTCCACCACCAAAATATTCAAAACCGTCTCGTACTACGAAACCAGAAGAATCGAATTGAGACAGATCGATTGCGCTATTTATGCGACAGGGCTTGCAGTGAAGACTGTCCAATCGTAAAACAGAAATCCTGACGTGTCAGCGGTCTTTCTGAAACGTCTCTTATAGAAAGATTCACTGCCAATGTTGTGAATGATTTGGTATCCGTAAACAGTATCAACTGTTCCCGGACCGTTATAAAAGACTTCCAGTTTGAATGCAATGGTTACCGGGCAATTCAAAAGCGTTTTGGCAGTTGCGGATTTTCCGCAGGAATACATTCCCGGAGTAACGAAATTATTCAGGTCATCTCCGTTTGAAAAGGCGTTTGCGTCTACAGGACGATACCTAACTATTGCGCTATTTATGAGTGCATATACCATCCTGTCATTCGGATTATATCACCTTCGGAAAGACCATCGAATGGGTATATCCGTAAATTCCGAGACGTAGTCACATACGCACCTATCTTGAGATTGGGCTTTGCGGAACATGTGGCAAATAAATGCGAACTTGCTGCAGGTGCCTTTGGAGCAAAATATCCTGCAACGCTTACATAGTTTGAGGATGCGGAAATATTCGATGTTACTGTTACGCTAAAATCGACAAAGTACAGTTTGCCTAACGGCATGTATCCACCACTGACATATTCAAATCCGCTTCGCACAGTGATCCCTGAAGAAATGAAGTCGGATAGTGCGATTGCGCTATTTAATCCACTAATCGCACCCACCAGTGTTGCCGCAGTCGACTGTCCAAGTTCCGCAGCCGTAAAGGTCTGATTCCGAATCTCATTCAGGATCATTGTTGCAAGGTCAGTCATCGTAATAAGCTGACCTTCGTTCGTAGAATTATTGATAAGCATCAGACTGTATCCGCTGTTTACTGCGGATAATGATGTCATATCGAATGTGTTTGCATTTTTCTCTGTTGATGCCATATATTAACTCTCCTTCTGAGCAAGTACGACTCTTGATCCACCGACTACCACCGCATGTCCACCTACGATGAGTACATAATCGGCATATGTTTGGAACGCCCAGATGACGGATCCGATAAATCCTGCCATCGCATTATTAACAGTAGCCTGATATCCGTATCCTAAGAAGGTCTCACCATCTTCTGTCTTGGCTTTCCATGAATACCATTCTGCCGGGTAATTCCGTGTGATTTCTGTTCCGTGATTATAAAGATGTGCATAAACTGTCGTGGAAGTTCCGTCATCGTATCTTGTGGAATTCCAGACTATATCGTCCTGAGACTGAAGATTCCGAATATTTCCTGCATTTGCATCTGCAATAGCCCTTGTTGCCGTAAGAGATGTATTCGTCTCTCCCAGTTCTACTCGGATGCCATCAATTCCAGTCTCGATATTTGATACTCTTGTTGTGGTGGTTTCCGTGATCGTTTCAACATCCGTAACTCTTGTATCAAGTGCATTTACGGCACCCGGAAGCCCTTCAGCGTCCGTAAGAATGATGATGCTCTGGGTATCATAGATCTCTCCTGATGCACTACTCAGCGTCACCATGACTCCCTTTGAAGTCACAGACGGAGAGAATGTCACGGAAGCTTCATCTACGGAACTCTGATAGAGTGTCACGTAAGTTGACCAATCATCCGTTTCCTGAATAAGCCATCTTCCTGCGAAAGATTCGGAAGTGCCATTTTCGACTTTGGCACCAAATACCGTCACGGAAGAAGGGCTGATAGTCGGAGCAGAACCGCTCTCATCACGCAGGATAGCCAATGCGGAAGAGTTTATCTTATAGGATGTACCTATCTTACCGTCAGGAGATTTGCTCACGGAGAACCGCTTTGTGAGCCATGTTCCGTTAGATGATACGGCAAGACTATATCCACCTACGACTACGATATACTCTGCTACAAGTAACTGTGGTTCAAGGCCGTACTGCGCTCTGAAATCCACATACCCATCATCCGTGGACATATCCGTAACATAGTATGTCCTGTTCGTAGCATTGTACGTTCCAGTGATTCCAGGAGACGGAACCGCTTCAAGAACATCCGCATGTCTGGTTACATCCGTATCACCCAAGTACAGATGGATCGTTGTGTAGCATTCCGAATAATCACCACCAGAGCCATCCGATAAGGTATGTACAACGTGCGCATCGTTCGTCAGAACAGCCGAAAGTGCATCAAGGGTAGAAATACCACTTAAGACCTGTAATGCGTTCTGAGCGGCTTGTGTGGCTGACCTAGCCGTTGCTGATGCTTCATTAGCTACGGATTCCGCTGACGTTACACGAGTACCCATCTGAGAGTACGCCTGATTGAGCGTCTGGTTTCCTTCATCGAACCAGATTCGGCTTGTATCGATATAGCTACTGGAGCCGTTGATTTCCGTAACTACGGAGTCTATATCGAGTTTAGAACCTGATATGTTCGCATCGTTTGCTACCATCCGATTGACGATCAGACCGTCTCCGAGCGCACCTTCATGGACACCGTGTGAATCATACAGTGTTCCTGTTCCAGTCTCATCCAAGATGGCAAAATTGAACTCACCGTTCGCATCCTTGCCTAACTGTAATCTTACGATGCCGTCTCCATCCGTAATAGACAGCGTGGAACCTTCGATGAGAAAACTCCCATCATTCGACCTTACTCTGAAGGTATCCGTAATGATATCTCCTGCGGCAAGGTCATTGACTGTAATCGCTGTGGATACTATCTGTTTCAGAAAAGCAGTATCAATGCTTGCATTTCGCGCATTCAGGACGATTGTCTGTAAGTCTCCTGATACCGCATTCCCGGCAAGAAGTGATTTGATTGTAGCAGAATCTGTCTCAAGTACGGATATCCTAGCTTTTGCCGCTTCAAGATAATTCGTCTCGATTGTGCCAATCTCAGCTTCTACGGCTTCCAGTCTTCCTGTGGTCACTTCCTCAAAGTTTCCGACACGAGCATTGAGCGTGGTGATATTCGCCGCAAGCGCATCGAGATTTTCTATGCTTGCATATCGGATCTCGGCTTCATCTGCATCGAGTTTATCCGCAAGGACACGATTCACCACGAGAAGATCCGAATAATATCTGTCCATCATGCGGACATTGGGGCCTCGGAATCCGTCCTCTTCCTCTGTGGATGATGCTCCTTTGGCTTCGACTGTACATGTCAGACCACCGTCATATTCAAAGTCTATCGACATGCACGGCACCTTATAGGAAGTATTCTTAAGGTCAACGACCGTAATGATATCCCAAGGGTCAATCCGAGGATCACCAAGGAATGTTACGGACCCGGGCATATACTGGATATTACCAATCGCATTCCAGACCGTATTCAGTCTGTCCTGTGTCATGAACGGATTGGAAATGAAGATTCCTGCATTCCCGGAACCGGCAGTATAAGATACCTTCGTTCCGTCTTCGTCCTCTTCTCCTGTATAGCATGTGATCTTCGTCAGGAGATACGGATAATCGTTATGCTTGAAACTGTCCCAGTACCGATCGGGACGAATCGGCGTGGATGCATCGACATATCTTCCGATACGGATACTGCCATCTCTCTTGCATACGGCGAAACCACCGTACAACTGAGCAATATAAGACAGTACCTCTCTGCATGTATACCCTTCCGGTCTGACCATCGAGACATTCGTACTGCTGATTGCCGATGTATCAAAGGATATTCCAGTCTTGCTGGTTATGGCACTAAGTATTGACGCTACTGTAGTATTGACCGTTGTATCGCTGTTGGAGAACGGACGCTCCAGACGCATCATGTTATCATAGGCAGTTACATGAGAAGTACCTTCATCCGTTTCAGGCTTTTCCGCAGTAAATCTTCCCATGCAGATTTCTTCTGTGGTTCCTGCGGATACCTCTGCCGTAAGATACAAATCGAAGGTCTGATTCTGGAGCCAAGTATTCTCCCCGGCAATATCCAAATCGACATACTGCGACATGCACGATCCGATGGAGAAATTATTACTGTCAGAATTGGATCCACCATGCAGTGTGAACTTCAGGACATGGAGATCCAACGCAGTCCCATCCACCTTCAGGACGGCTCTGAACGACCTGCTATATTGAGATATAAATGTCCGAAATGCTGTAGACACTGACTGCATGGCAGACTCCTTTTCTTATCATTCCGTAATCATGAAATTGAGAATCCGATATTCCTCACCTGTGAATGCATCGAATCTTCCAGACGCATCCATAGCTTCCAGATCGCTCTCCGATACAGTCTGAATCACTGCTTCGACTTCGATATTGAGAAGTTCATCGATTGCTTTTGAACCCTCTTCATCAAGTTCCTCGCTGTCTCCGTATATCTCATCTCTCTGCGCATCGTATGTCTTTGCTGCGGATTCCAGATTCCGAAGATTGAGATCGATTGCCGTGAAGAGTTTCCTCGGCATTTTCTTCTTCAGGATCTGTCCTGACGCATTGAAGAACCGAACCATATCAAGATTCTTAATTTTCATTCAGATCAGCCCTCTCCTGTTTCTGTGGTATCTTCCGTGGTCGGCTCAGTGCCGGTTCCTTCACCTTCAGTACCTTCACCTTCTCCACCTTCAGCCGGAGTCTCCGCTTCCTCTGCGGCCTTACGAGCGCGTTCCAGAGCCACACGATCCTTCATGGCAGCGCGGAACTCATTCAGGAATGCCACCATATCATTCTTACACTCGTTCTCATTATCTCCGTATGTGAGGACATCGACCACACGGATCATGTAGTTCGGATCGCCGGTCTCGGCAATGGATGCTGTCATACGGATTACTTCCGTGTCATTGATTGTGGATCTTGCGGAAAGTGTTGAGGATTTTGAACTTGAATACATAGTATTGTCCTTTCTTCTTTACTGTTCGATAAAGTCTACTGTTACTCCACTATATGTCTTTATGCCATCGACATAGGACATCACAGGATATGTGGGAGTTCCTGCGTACATCGTTTTTGTCTGTGTACTATTCGTTGCAGGATCCCAGAACTGCACAGAGAGGAAAGGCGGTGATACCGCCCCCTCTATGGCAATCGCTTCAGCATCCGTAATCGGGACGAATTCACACTGAAGCTTATACTTGAGACATATCAAGTCTCCAAGCATTGTACCGTCTGCGGCTCTCCCCGTATTCGCTGACCACACCTTCTCGTGCGTGATTGTCAGTGCCTTTAACGGGGGCATCTTAGAGCCGTTCACATATAAATCACCTTTCATCAGCCGAATACCTCTCTGCCTGTGCGCTTCTGGTACTTCACACCTTCTTCACGCATGACCTTGAAGAACTTATTGGCATCTCCCTGAAGCACGACCGTTGTACTTCCACCATTGCTATTCGACATAGCAGAAACGACTGCGTTATACACAGCCGGACCTACTGCGGATGCAATACCCTGTACAATCTGATCATTATTCGCAACTGCTGTGTGACCGCCCATACGACCGACCATTTCGGGTCCTCTCTCACGAGCCATGAACAGCTGACCCGGCTCCGGGAAACCACCACCGGCAAACATCGAAATTGTCGGAAGGTCGAATGCCTGTCCTGCAACACCAATGCTTGTATAGCTGACGCTGAAACTCGGAAGGTCTACGTTCCATAACTCAGCTACTCCACTGATTACGGATCCGATAGTATCAAGCGCACCACCCAGAGGACCTGAGATAGCATCTGCGATATCGTAGAATACACTTCTGATTCCTTCGACTGCACCAGATGCGAACTCCTGAATGGCATCAAGACCTCTGCTTATTGCTTCAACCGCACCGCTGAATACACTCTTGATTGATTCCCAGGTATCCGTAAAGAAATCACATATAGCACTCCATGTCGAATCCCAGTCAATTCCGAAGATTGAAAGGAAGTCTGACAGAGCCTTGTGAATCTCATTGAATACCGTCTCTACGAACCGCTTGATGTTCTCCCAGATGGAAGACCATACCTGACTTAATCCGTCAAGGAATCCGCTCCAGTCACCAGATACCAGTGCCGTGAACGCCTGTTCCAGACCTTCCATGACTCCGAAGACCGTTGCCAAGTAGTCTGCGATACCTTCCATCACGATTGTGACAATTGGGCCAAGTCCGTTGCAGAAATTATCCCATACGGTCTTTGCGAACAAGCAGAACCCATTCCAGATTGTCTGGATGACAGGAAGTACCGTCTCAAAGATAGCCTGTGCCCCAGCAAGTACCGTCTGGAGTTTCTGCATCATGAGATCCCAGATTCCTGCCAAGGACTCTTTGATACGGTTCCAAGAATTCGTGACGTTCTCACGGAACTCTTCGCTCTTATGCCAAAGACTTACGATTCCTGCAACGATCAGTGCAATAGCCGCAACGATTCCGGCAATAGGAGCAGTTATCCCGGCAAGGATGCCCTTTATAGCGGTTATAAATCCGCTCCCAGCTTCCTGTGCAATGAGGAAGAATTTCGCACTAAAGAACGTCTTGAGTGCCTTAAGCGCACCACCAAGGATGCCGAGGATCACATTTCCGCTTAATGCTCCTGCGATAATCTGTCCGATTGTAGCTACTGCTTCTACGCCTTTCGCGCTGAGATACAGTTTTGCGATCTTTCCCCAATGCACCTTGGACAGTGCTTCAAAAAGCTTACTTACAAGCCTATCCCAGTCGGTCTTCTCGATGATCGTTTCAAGGAGATCCGTAACTGCATCAACAATTCCGTTGATCGCGTTTGCAAGGTCATCAGGATTGAAACTCTCGATAGCCGAATTAAGGAATTCAGAGATACCTTCTCCAAGTCCCTTCCAGTCGGTCTCGTTCGTGAACCATTTGATCTCTTTAAGCTTCAGCGCAATCGTGTTTACTAACGTTTCGCCGAGTTTGCTCCAGTCGAGTTCGGATACTAAAGAGTTAATCGCAGATGCGATTCCTTCAGCCCATGCTTTCCCGTTCGCAAAAGCAAGTGACCAGTCAAAACTCTCTAATGCTGCATTGATTCCTGCAGCTATGGATTCACCAAGATTGCTCCAATCAAAGGTGCTTGCAAATCCGAACTGTTCTTCCAGTACAGTGTTCAAGCAATTAACTATTGCTTCGCCGATGTCTGCAAAAAGTCTCGGAGAAATCAGTCCATTCAGGAATTCAGCAAGACCTTCCCCGAATTTACGGGCTTTCTCGTATACCTTGTCCCAGTCGATTGACTCCAAGGCATCTGCCAGAGCATCTCCGATATACTCACCAAGTTCTCTGAGAGTATCAATCTCCGATTCAAACAGAGACTTTGTTCTACGGACTACAAGTGATGCATCACCACCGGCAAGCGCACCACCACCGCCACCGGCTCCACCACCAGAACCAGAGCCACCGCCTGAGCCACCGCCACCAGAACCACCAGAGCCTGTATCAGCATCCGTCTGTTCCGCAAGCTTGTTGATTTCGTCAAATCCAAGCAGTGTGCGCTTCAGTTCCTTTGCGTTATCCGCAGCTTCACCGAGATTATCAGCCGCTCCACCGGCACCTTTACCGATATCATCAGCCGCTCCGCCACCAGATGAACCGAGGTCATCCATAGAGTCAGCCATCTCTCCGACATCATCCGATAATGCACCTATGGAACCATCGAATTCCCATCCGAATATCTTTCCGAGCGCGTTAAGGACGTTTGTAGCGAACTTTATGATCCCAGACAGTGCGGAGTTCATTGCATTGATAAACGGCTTCAGAGCCTGAATCAAGCCCTGTCCAACGACAATCTGAAGAGCCTTGAACTGTTCCTTGAGGATGGTCACCTGATTGTGCCATGTCCCCATTGTTCTCTGGAAGTCTCCATGTGCCGCAGAGGTCTGAGCAATGACGTACTGATATCTCAGCATCGTCTTTTCAGCCTGTGTCATGGACTGAATGTCCGCATCGATGCCGTTCTTTAATGCCCACTCCTGCAATGTAGCCTGAGTAAGGTCGATACCATACTGCCTTAAAGGTCTTGTCTGACCTGTATATATAGCAGTCAGGTCCGTAAATACATCTTCCTGTGCGACATCGTAGAAGGATGCCATATCTGCCGCCAACTGTGTCAGGTTGACAGCCATATCACCCATAGCACCAGTCGCAACACCATATTCACGACCCATGGCCTGAAGGTTTGCTATAGCACTATTGACCTGTGCATCCGTAATTCCCATCGCAGTTCCCATCGCCTGGAATCGAGACGAGAACTGTTTGAAGGACAATTCGGACATGCCGAGGGATTCTATGGTAGTCTTGGACATCTCCTCAATTTTCTGAGCATACGATCCGAAGACATTGTCGATGACGTTCTGTACTTCCGTAAGATTTGAAGCAAGTTCAATCGGCTGTGAGAACGCAGACCACACTCTCTGAAGAAGCCTAATCGCAGAA